TGAAGGTTCTATTGGATATCTGAACTATGGTTATGTAACTGGTGGTAAGTTCCAACAGGCATCTATTCAGAATAAGGCAGGTAACTTTGTTACAGCAAATGCAGAAACTTCTGCTGCAGGACTTGCACAAATTGTATTAGATGATAAACTTCGTGGGGCAGATCCTAACCCTGAAGGTGCGAACGCTTACCCAATCGTATCTTTGACTTGGATCCTTGCCTATCCTGAATCCAAAACTGGAGTAAAGGAGACGCTTCGTTATATGTTGAGTGAAGAAGCACAAGCAAAATCAGATTCTCTTGGGTATGTACCTCTCCCAGAGAGTCTTCGACAAAAAGCGCTTGCTGCTGTTGACACGATCAACTGACCATCGTATAATATGGAGGACACTATAGTCCTCCTTTTTTTATGTTAAATGCACTTACATTAGGATCTGTAGCGATGCTGCTGGCGAGTGCTGCTCCTATTCCGCCACCAGTGGTAGCTCCTCCTGTGGTTGTACAACCAAAGACCTGGCAGTGTCCTGATTGCACTCCAGAAGAAAAGTATGTCCTCAAGACTCTGCAAGAGGAGACTAGGATCAGTGACCGCAATGCACTTGCCACTATCCTTGGTAACATCCAACAGGAGTCAATGTTCATCTCAAACATCTGTGAAGGCGGTGCTAGGGTAGAATATACAAACTGCCATAGTGGTGGATATGGTTTGATCCAATGGACCACCTTGGCACGTTACAAAGGTCTCGGCAACTTTGCATACAAGTATGGTTGCAATCCTAGCGAACTTAAATGCCAGACTCGTTATATGATCAATGAATATCAGTTCCAGAAAGTTCTTCCTACGTTTGAAGGTGGTGGACAGACTGTATCATATTATATGAAACCAGCATATCGTTGGTTGGGTTGGGGTATCAAAGGAGCACGGGAAACTTACGCTTATAACTATACAAAAAAGATGGTACTGGCATGATCAAAAAAATTCTAGACAAACTTTTTAATAAAGAAGAACACCTGGAGTGTGCCATTGATGATGAGTCAGTGGATTGTAAGGAACTTGAAAATGATCCACTAGAATACATTGAACCTTATGTTGGGGTTGCTTGTCCTACAGAACTAAATACTGATCCCTGGTTTGGTCCACCAGTCAAGACTGAAAAACAACTTGAACGTGAAGAACAAATGAAGATTGAAGAGCAGAGCAAACCAAAAGTTGAAAAAGAATCTAAAGAACCTGACAACATCCATGAAGTGATGTATAATCTGGCTACTAAAAATCAAAACACAACCATCCAACTCAATCCTCCTGGTGGTTCTGAGAACTATCAGTCTGGACCAGGTGGTTGGAGTTCTGGCACAGGTCAAAATCAATTCCGATGAGCAAAGAAGATTGGCGTTACAGCGAAGATAAACTCAAACTTCGCGAACAAGCACTTAGAGTTCTCCTGACTAAGTACGGGCATCAAATGGATGGTGTCACTCCAAAATATAGTAACAAGTCAATCTATGAATGTGCTCATGATTGGGTCTCCCAAGGAAATGTCAGTACATCTGGAATTATTAAATACTTTGAGGCATACTACACATGAAAAAAATGATGATCGCGGTTGCTGCGGTAGTGGCAGCTGCCCTTCCTGCCCTTTCCGAACCAACAAAGGGTTATTACACTTACGATGCCATGGGATGCATGTTACTACGGGAGTGTAAAAAGGATGTCGAGAGAGTCACTAGTCTTCAGGATTTTGCAGTTTACCATCCCGATACTGATTATAGTGTTATTGCTGATGAGTTTAACTCAATGGTCCGATCACTTAATGCAGTCGGAGTTAAAGTTTTTCTAGCACATCCAAAGTATTTCCCTGCCAATCATCGTGGTGTTTATCATACGGTAAGTAACAACTTCTACTTGAATAGGGATTTCATGGGTAGACCTGGCACTCTAATGTCTGTGATGCGTCATGAGGGATGGCACGCTGCACAAGACTGCATGGCAGGTTCCATCAAGAACTCTATGATTGCCATCATTAAACCTGAAGAGGATGTGCCTATGCTCTGGAAGGAGATGGTAAGGCGTACTTATCAACCTTCAGCAAGACCCTGGGAAGCAGAAGCAACCTGGGCAGGTAAGACTGCTAACATGACCGAAGAGGCACTAAAGTCTTGTGCTCGTGGCACTATGTGGACTGACTATGAACCAACACCAATGACTCTTGAGTGGCTTAAAGAGGAGGGTTATATCAAATGAATTTTTTGATTGCTACATTGGCACCTGTCTTCATCACTAGTCCTATCACTAAGGAACCCGTCAGGGTTCCTGATTCTGTTGTTGCAACATGTCAGAGAATCATGGAGTTCAGTGTTTATAAAGAAGATAAGACTCCTATTGAGGAATTGAGAACTCTTGATTGTTACTATATGAACATGGGTCATTATAGTCTTCCATATGATCTTTACTTTCCAGAGGATCGATACCCAAGAAAACAAAAAACTAAATAATAATAGTCTAAAGCAGTAAAACACAGACTAAACCACCCAAGACAAATTCCTTGACATAATCTTCATAAGTCTAGTAATGTAGAATTTGTTGTTGGACAACAAGCATTTACATATGACACATTTAACAAGGGATGTGTTAATCAAAACCATCGTCGCTGAAGAGATGTCCAGTAGAGATGGAAATGATTACCTCCAATCCTTAAGAGATGCGTATCATAGATGGGAGCACGAATCAAGTTATGCTCTCTGTCAACAATTCAATAAAATTAAACACACAAACCTGACAGTAGAACTTCTTCAACCCTAAATAAATCTGCCATGCTTTTACAACATGCCAGAGGAAGTCAAGAAAGATGAACCCAAAAAGAAGGGTCCACTGGGAAAACTCAAGGAAAAAGTTGAGGACTCTGAAGAGCAACTGGCTATTCTTAGTACCTTTGTCCGCCTTGGTATTCTTGTGTGGTCTGGGGGTATACTCACGCTGGCGTACATCAAACTCCCACCAGCATTTGGAATCCCAGAGCAGAAACTTGATCCAACCTTCATCGCATCTGTCTTCACTGGAGTTCTAGCAACCTTTGGTGTTCAGACCGCTAAGAAGGGTGCTAATGGTGCGACTGGTGGCGGTGGTGGAATAACCAAAGAGCAGATGGAGAAACTGATTGAAAAAGCAGCACAGACTGCACCTGCACAGACGATTAGAATCGAGCAGGCACCTGTTACTATTTCAACTACAAACCCTGAAAACTATAAGATGTGACTGATACCAACTGGCGAGAAGAATACAAGGCACTGAAACTCAGTCGTCTCACTAAGAGGCAGATTGAACTTCTGGAGAATGGACCTGATAGTCTTTCGGCAAGTTGGGTTCTTCAGGCAATGAAGTATGATTATGATAAGATAACTGGTAAGTGAATTTATTTTTCAAACCCCACGAGTATGTGACTGATGTCACCTGGAGTATTGTTATCCTTTTGATAATACTACTAGCAGGAGTGACGTATTATATTGTCTATATAATGAAGTCCGCATATCGGGAATTGGAAGATGGGAGCAATGACGCCACCAAGCAGGAAGAGTTGTTACAACTTCCGAGTGATAGAGATAACGAAAGTTCTTGACGGAGATACCATCGATGTACTTATCGACTTGGGATTTGATCTCTATAAAAAGGAAAGAGTTCGTATCGCTGGTGTGGACACTCCAGAAAAACGCACGAGAGACCTCGAAGAGAAAGCACTCGGAATTGACGCCACAAACTGGCTTAAAGATAAATTGGAAGGTGCTATCTCTGGCGATGACGATCTTGTTATTCGTACAGAGCTTGTCGGCGGTGTGGGTAAGTATGGTCGTCTTCTCGGCTGGTTATACATTGGGGACGCAACAGTCTCACTCAACGAGCAAATGATTGAAGAAGGTTATGCCTGGAGTTATGATGGTGGAACCAAGCAAAAGAACTTTGAAGACTTAAGAGAAATTCGTCGTGCTCACGGCACGCTAATCTGATGCCACATTTATTCATCTTTGGATTTATTACTCTACTGGTTATTACTATGGAGTTGACTTGGCCAGTGAAGTCCAGAGGTTTCGTAGAAGACAAAGAATGTGCTACTACAGCACTTGCTCAAAAAGAGTATGTAAAATCAATTTCAGTCCTGGAGGATGAAGATGCAGAAAGTAATTAACGCATTAGCACTTGTATCATTTATTGGTGTTGCTGGTATTATCGGTGGCGGTGTGTATGTCTATGTTCAAAAGGACAACATCGTTGATGGTATTAAAGCAGCAGTGACTGAGCACGCAACAGAAGCAATCACAAATGCTCTGCCTGGTATGTTAGATAGTGCAGTTCCTGAACTACCAAGCACAACTGGTGGTCCTCTACCTGTTCCCTCATTATGAGACCGCTAAAAACTGCTGCGATTGCCGTAGGCAGTTTATTTGCTATATCTCATATTGGATTGCTGGGTTATCTTATCAAAGATAACACTGTTCCAGAGTTTCCTGTAATTCAGTTTCCACAGGGAGACTATTCTTCATTCTCTGTTGAGGCAACCAAAGACGGATACAAGATTGAATACAAAGCAAATGATCCTGCTATTCTAGAGTCTCACAAAGGACTTGAACTTCATAAGGATAAGCGTGGATGGTTTGGTCCTCAAACTGAAGATCGTCGAGAGTATCGTTATGATCAATATACTATGGATGGCGTCCGTAATATTGGAGGTGCAAATGATGCTGAGGGAAAGTCGAGTGTAAAAAGCGAAGCGTGCATCAGGGCGGACGCTGGCGCACGGTCACAAGGTGCGATGGCGGGAACCGCGATTAGTGCTGGTTTAGTAGTTCCAGCAGTTACTAGCATTCCTTATGTTGGATGGTTAGCAGGTGGTTGGGCACTATTGTTAGGACAGAACGTAGGATCTGAACTTGGATCTCAAGTTGGTGAGGTGTTCAATGATTGCTGATGGAAATACCTAATATTGCTCCTGTCTATATTCCCCCAACTAAGGTGTGGGATATCACAGTTACACCACCAGTTGTGAACTATATTCCAGTTCCTGTGGTTGTTAACATAGGCAGTCCAGTTGTCGATATGCCTGGTTGTGTAGAATCTCATCGTGATGGTGGTCCACAACTAGCAAAGGAT